AGGATATTCCCGTCGAAACGACGAACGATACTGTGCCCCGTGTCCTGCACGTCTGCCGCACTAATGTCCGCACCTCGGTCCGACGTGGCGTAGAACGTCGCAGCAGCGTAGTCAATCGCCGCAGCACGCGACTCAGGCAGGTCGCCTTTGATAGTGAACCTGTACTCCAGCGTCGCGTCAGACGACAGCTCACCGTCGGGAGAAGCGTTCTCAGCGTTCAGTTCATACACCTGGAAGTCACTCGTTCGTGTATTGAGGTCTTCCCAGAGATACTGATTCCCGAAGTTGTCTCGTAGTTCTATGTCGAGCGTGAACTGACCACCTTGGTCAGCGACGAGGACGCGGGTGACGAACTGAAGCAGTTGACCGTCGCCTACGAGGTCACCGCTATCGACGTTATACGTTACAGCGTACTCACCGTTGTTACCCTCACGCCACCCACAGAAGATAAGGTCGAACCCGCGCTCCTGAAGCTCTTGCGAACTGATACCCGCAAGTTCAAACACAGGCGTCTCAGACGACCATCCCGAGAGCGACGACCCGCGGTGAATATCGTTCTCGCTCAGGTTGTAGGACTCCTCGTTGATAGCGTTCCGGATGACCTCACCGGTATCCTTATTATAGAACGTGCGATTGACCGTCTCGAACTTGAGTTCTGCCTTCTTCGACCACGCCTTGAGTTCTATCTTCGGGTCGTCCCGGCCAGCAGTCGGGTCCTCCATCAAGACTCCCGTGAACTCCGTCGCCCCGTTCTTCTTGATTATAACCTCAGCACCTGCACCGAAACTACGGTTCGTCGCAGTGTTCGAGGCAGTGATGGTCGCCGTCCCGACCTTCTTCGTCTCGGAACGACCAGAGGTAACGTCGAAAAGATTCTCTACCTGCGTCCCGCCAACCGTCACGTCGTAACTAACCATGGAATATCACCCCACGTAGACGTCAACGTGAGTCAGTTCCATGTTAACGGTGTAGACCTTCGGAACGCCATCGTCTACTGCATTCTGAGCAGACGAGAAGTCGGTGATTACCACGTCGATGTTACGCCCGTCCCAAGCGAGTTGGTCGAACCCCTGCGCCGCCGACGGACCCCACTCCTTTGAGGCACGTCGCAGTTCATTCTCCATCCCATAGTTGTCGTTGCTGTACGACGAGGAGTTGGGATAGTCGTTCGCGTCCACGTTCCGAATCTGGACGTTCTGGAGTTTGTACGTCTCCGTATTGAGAACGGGGTCAGACCCGGCAACGAGGTCGCCCAGGCCCGAGAGGATGGAACGAGTGATGAGGCCGTTGCTGACCTTGCTCTCCACCTTCTCGACCCGGAGTTGGAACGTTTCCGAGCCGTCGTCGTTCGTGAGTGAAACTTCGAGTCCTGAAGTCATACGATGGTGTCCACCTCCGTACCGAGCATCTCAGCAATCTGCTCGGCGAGATTCCGCAGCTCCGTCGTAGACATCCTGCTGAGGTCGAGCGATTGGTCGCCCATCTCGATGCCACCGACGTTGATGGTGACGTTCTTCGTGTCCGAGCCGCCACCGTCACCGCTGAGTTTCTGTCGAACGTCGCGGGGGATATACGTCTCTCCTTCGTGTACTTGTGCGAGGCCCGTCTCAGCAACCTGACCACCTTTCTCGAGTTGCGGCATGTCGAAACCTTGACCGCCGATAGTATACGAAGGCAGGTCGTAACTGCCGAGTGGACCTGCGTCAATCGTATATCCTCCGATGGTAATCTCAGGAACCTCGAGGCGCGACGGGATGACTGCGTTGAACACCCCGCGCATACCCTCCGTAATGTGGCTGCCCATGTCACTTGCGAACCCTGAGATGGCAGAGAGGGAATCGTCGATGAACGTATTGACGGTACTGAGCGCGTCCGACTTCCAGTCCTTCCACCACTGGATAGCATCGTTGACTACGTCGGACCCGAACTTACGGATACGCCCGAACGTGCGCTCGAACGACCCGAAGAAGATATCTACGATTTGGGCAGCACGCTTCCACGCACCCGAGAACCCACCTTCGATGAACCCGATAACGAGCCCACCGAGAACAGCGAGTCCTCCGACGAAGATGCCGATGACTGCGAGGAGGCCGTCACGGGCCCACCCAGGCAGTTTCGTACCGAGTGCCTTCCCGAGCTTCCCAATCCAGTCGAGGACACCCGTAATCTCGAGAATCCACACGGCGAACATGCCGATAGCGAACCCGATTGCTCCCGCAAGAGCGAGTGCACCGGCGCTTCCTGCCGCCATCCACGAGACGAACGAGGACCCCCACGACAGCAGTGTACCCCCGAGGCTAATCAGTCCCCTGAACGCCCACATGAGCCCCGACTTCAGTAGAGCACCTGCCTTCGCTGCCCACGCACCGAGGCTCAGTCCACGGATGAACGTAATGACGCCTCCGAGCTTCCCGAGGACACCAGTGATGGTCGAGACGATACCGCCCAGTGCCGTGTACTGAAGAACGAGACGCCCGACCATCGAGGCGAGGAAGAAAATACCTGACGCGAGGAAGGACGATTGGGCCTCCTGGTCCTCTTCCTCCTCCGTAGCCATCCCGACTGCCTTCTTCAGAGCGATATACGAACCCGTGAGCGACTTGAGGGAAAGAGCAGTTTCATCCTGCTGTTGAGTAGTATCCCCCATCAGCGCTTCGAGGTTCATATACGTCGCAGAAAGCTCATCGAGATTCTCGGCACTCACGCTTGCGGTCTCGGCGGTGTCCTCCATCCCAGTGTTCATGTTCTGGGCCTGCTTCTTGGCTTCCGCCGCTCCCTCGACGTTAACGTTCCAGCTAAGTGTTCCTATGACGACAATTATTCTCCACCTCGATTGATGAGTGAAAGAAGTCTCTCACGCGACTCCCAATTGATATGAACGTCACATGGAATCTCTTCTCCAACGACCACATAGTCATATTCAGGATGGGAGGACATGAATCCGTTGGCTTTGCTAACTACTCTTTCTTCGTCCCACACTTTACCCTTGACCTCGATAACCACATTTCCGATTTTAAAATCTGGATAATACCGCCGACCAGAAACATGATAAGGACCGGGTTCGTACTCATACTCAACCCCCGCTCGGTGAAGAAGTAAATCAATCTCTTCCTCCCACGAAGAACGAACTTTGTTGCCTGTCTCATCAACCTCTATCCAGTTGAGATTACCCCAGTCGGCATGGTCAGCCAACGCCTTAGAAATTTTTCTCTTATGTTCCTCACTCAGTGTTCTCCCGTGGTTCGGGTGGTCCTCGCCAGTAACATCCCACGCCCAGTGATTCTCACCCGTAGTTACCTCGGAAAGACGTTCGGCCCACTCATCCTGATACTCTCGCCCTTCCATCTCCTGACGTATCTTCTCACGGGTATCAGGCAGATGACCATACGCCTGAAAACATTCCGAGCACTGCCGAGTATCGTCCTCCTGTGATTCCCAACACTCAAACGCTTCACCACACCGTTCGCAGGTTGTCGTATTCTTTAACGACTGCCCGTGGACGGTTTTATGGTGGCACTTAACGCCGTGTTCCGACGCTAGCTGCCTATCACAGGTGGGACACTCTGGCATATCAGGGGTTGTTGTTGAGCCCGCCTGCTTTGCGACGGGCGCGCTTCCGTGCCTTCTCTTGCTCTTCCTCTTTCATCTGCTCGTGCTCGTCATGCAGCATTAGCATGCGCATGACCTTACCTTCGCTGAGACCGCGCACGTTCGTCGTCTCTACGGTTCGGTCAGGTTCCGGGTCGTCGCACCAAGGCAGCCACCTCTTGACGACAGCGACGAAGTCTCTGCGTCTCTCGACACGCACGGACCTTTCCTGCCATCCGGAGATGTCACGTAGGTTCAACCCGACCTCTTTCGTCAGGAGCATCTCGATTGCTTCCCGACGATAGAGGGCGCTCGAGTCATCCCCTACGTTTCGTCCTCGGATGGCTGCTCTGACTTTCCCTCTTCAACGTCCTCCATCACCGCGCCGGGCTGCGGAACGTGCTCAGACGCCTGGAGCTTCTGACCGAACGTAGCCTCCATGCCTCGAAGCATCGTAGTGATACTGCCGTCAACAGAGGAATCGACGATGACTTCCTCCATTACGTCTCGGTAGTATCCTTTCATGTCGAGGTCCATCTCGCCCGACTGCTGGTCAACGTCCAGGTTGTCGTCGATTATGTCCGTCTTCTGGTCCCACGTCATCTCACCGAAGTCGAACCAGAAGAGCGAACCATCATGCTCGATGTACTCACGTTCCACGTCCTCGGTCACGAGAACGTCGTCACGCGAGCCCAGTTCGAGGTCTTCGTACTCCTCCGGAATGTCGTTTTGTCCTGTCATCTTCGTATGTTCGTTGTGGTGTATCTGTTTTAAATGTCGTTACGGAGTTAGGCGAGGATGGCGGTCCCGTCAGCGGAGTTGCTGTCCTCGACCTCGACCTTGAGTCCTTCGGGCACGAGGCTCACGTCCACCTCGATGACTTGGTCGTCCTCCGGAATGTCGTGCGGTGCACTCTCGATACTACATCCCGTCGCGGTGATACGCAGCGAGTCACCGTTCGGGCGCTCGAACTCGATGCTGGCCTCGAACTTCGTCTCCGTCTGGTTGACGAGCTGATTGTAGAGCGTGTTATCGTCAACAGCGATAGTCGCGTCAAGCTGATACTCGATAATGTTGTAGAGCAGCTCGAACGGGTCGGGCGCGTTGTCCGACTCGATGTAGTACTGCGACTCGAGACCGTTGTCCATCGACACCGAGAAATCGGTGACGCGAGCGAACGACGTGCCGAAGAGCGTGAGGTTCGACTTCGCGTCTGAGAAAATCCACTTCTCCTGGTCAGGAACGCTGATTCCAGCCGTAGGACTGCCACCCGGACTGACCGACATGGCGTAAAGGTCCATATCGACCTCGAGTTGATTCTCGTTGTCCATCGAGATTTCTCCCGAGGCGCACGCACACCCACCGAAGGTGCGCACGAAGTCGCTCGCCGACGAAGACGTAGGCGCGTAGTACACGGCCTCGGTCGTAAACGTCGGCGGGAGGTCGTCCATCAGAGGCGTGAAGACGTGCGTGTCGGTGCCCGTCTCCGAACTGCCGGTGATGTCCGTGTCAGCGTTCACCGTCTCGCTCCCGAACAGGTACGCGAACGGCCACGGGTCCTGCGGGCGGACGGTGATGCTGCCTGCTTCGTAGGTTCGCCGTCCCGGGCGCTTGTCGAACAGTTCCCTGTCGCCACCGATAACTCGGTCCTCCAGGTAGTCGACTTCCGGGTCGGGGAGCGATGCCGCGTCAGCGATGAGCCCCGGAACGCGGGAAGGGTCGACTGTCGAGTTCTGACTCGACTCGTAACCCACAACGAGTTGGGTGCTCTTTGACTTGAAGGGTGCGTCGTTTCCTGGCATGCTTGCTCTCTATGTGGTTATATCAGGTCGGAGTGCCTTGAGTATTCCACCGTCATCTCGACGACGTGCCATCCGAAGTTGGT